CCCTGGCCGCCGCCCGGGTGGCGGCTGAGCGGGAGAGTTGGGGGCGGCAGCTCGACCGCATTGCGGAGGGCGTGCGCCTCTACGGTGCGCCGGACAAGAACCTACTGGCCGACCGCATTGAAGGGCTACGTAATCAACCTCCCGCAACGGGCAGCGCGCAAACCGGCTGCGGCTGCCGCTAGGGTGAGTGTGAAAGCAAGCCGACCGGATGCCGGATGGCTACCGAAGTGGCGCAGCGCGACCCGAGGGTGATGTGATGGCAGCCGCTTACACGCCGGCCCGACAGTGCCACCGCTGCTGCGCGTGGGTCTGGTTGCCGAACTGGCCAGGACATGCCCGGCGATGCGAAACCGCCAACCCACCACCGCCCGCAACGGGCAGGGAGAATTGACATGCCACGCACAGAACCGCCACCACAGCGACCCTGGGTGATCGTCGGGCCGGATGGCATTTTCTGGCTGGGCTTTGCCGACAGCGAGGCTCAGGCTTGGAAATATGCCCTCGGATGGCCGACCTTGTACGAGACTTACGACCGCAAGGCAAAAGGCTACTACGCAGCCGAAGCCACCGTGACATGGAAACGGCCCGAGGCGGCCCAACAGCTCGGCACGCCGGGCAAGTGAAGGGGTAGAGATGAACGCCGACAAAATCTGCACATTCTGCGGCCAGACAGGCCACCGAGCACACGCATGCCCGATGCGCCCTGAAGCCCCCAAGGTCGGCCCGGGCCTCACCGATCAGGCGATCGCCGAGTACGGCGGCCGATGCGCCGAGGAAGCAGCACAGCGCGAGCGCGCAGCCATGCTGCGGAAGTTCGACGCCTATGTGCCGGCCGACGTGGCGTCCTCTATGCGCTGGCGCATCATGGAGCTTGAGCAGCAACTCGCCAACGTCAAGCGCCAGGCGCTGCTGGCCGACATCGGGAGGTCGCGCGCATGATCGCCGCAACAGTGGCAGCCGCCGCAATCGCCGCGGCATGCATCACCCATCAGCCAGGCGCGCAGACGGCCAAGGGCCAGGAATGCCGCGCCGAATCGGCCGCCGTCGAGGTGCCCAGCACCAGCCAGTTGATCGCCGGCGCGGCTGGACTTGTCCTGCTGGCGGCCTTCCGCCGTCGCCGCACCGAGCTGCGACGCCTGCCTGTTCCGGCCGGCCGTGATAGGCCCTCGCGCTGGCAGCTTCGGGTGCGATGATCTGCATCGGCTATCATGTGCGCGCGACGTCAACCGTTGCGACTCATGCGATGCTTCAGCCCCCGTTACCGCAAGGTCTCGGGGGCTTTTTTCATGCCGCAGCGTCAGCGATCAGCGCCTGCACGCGCGCGCGCTCTTCGGACCACGTCAGGCCCTCGGCCTTGAGGTGGCCGTAGAACCACTCCAGGCTGTCGCCAACGAGATCAACGTCTGCCGCCTCGTATGGCAGCACCTCAAGGCGCCAGTCCTTGCCGGCCAGGATGTTCCCATCCCATTCACCGGTGCGCGTGTGCAGCGCTGGCGAGGCGGCCCCTGCCGGATCTGCATAGCTGGGCTCGACCCAGGCCACGCCGCCGGCAGACTTGAAGACGAACGCAGCCGGCCGGATGACGGGCGAGTCATCGCCTTGCATGGTGATGATGATCACCGCCCCTTCCAGGGCGTCAACGTCGCGCACGGTGCTTTGCCTTTGTGATGATGACCTCGTCGAGCCTGCGACCATCCGGCCAGCTCTTGTATCCGCGCGACTGCATCCAGTTGATCGCGTCCTTCACCTCGGCCTCGCTCGACAGAACGATGCGGTCGAGATCGTCAAAGATCGACAAACCGCCCTTGAAGATCGTCTCGTTCGAAGACGCTCCCCCGCTGCCGTAGGCCGTGGCCTTCAGAGAGTTGACATCGTAACCCCGGCGCGCGGTTTCCACCGTGTTGCCAGTGGTGCGGCCAAACATATCGCCTTCGTAGGTGATGGCGTCCATGCGCCGCAGCACCGACGGGCGCCAGTAGAGCCCGGTGCCCTCGGCCACCTGTTTCGTACCAAGGCGCGTGAAGTGATAGTCACCACCCCCGCTGGCCAGGTCGGACGACACAGAGGATCCAGACAATGGCAACCCGCGGCGCACGCGATCTGTGAGGCTTGCGAACATGCCGCCGCCGTCGACGATGGTCTTCAGCCGCTCGAACACGCCAGAGCCAGCATCCCAGCCAAGGCCCTGCGGGTTGTGATAGACCACATGCGTGCGGCCGAGCTGCTCCATGTCCTGGGCCGACAGGTCCGGGCGCAGTTGGTAGGCGCGGCCGTGGCCGAAAGCCTGGCGCACGCCGTCGACATTGCGCCAGCCGTCCGACGCATCGATGTCCACGCCGGTGGCTGAGCGCAGCATGTTCAGCTTGAGCTGCAGGGATTCCTCGGTGCGGTCGGCGATGGCCTCGAACTGCCGCAGCTTCTGCAGGTCGCGCAGCAGTGCGATGCGCGCATAGGCGTTCAGGTACAGGTGCTGGCGGTCCAGCGCGGTCGCGCGCACCGACTGCAGCCCCATGTCGGTCATTGAGCCGAACACGCGCGAGGTCGCGTCAACACCGCGCCCGGGTACGTCGATCTTCACCACGCCCTGCATCGCCCATGCGACGCCGCTGTCGTGCGGGAAGTAGGTCACGCGGGTGCCGTCGGGAAGTTCCGCCTCGTAGCGCACAGAGGTGCCCGACACACTGGCCCGGCCGCCGTCCAGCTTGGCGAAGCTGCGCTCGAATATGGCCGTCTCGAATTCGTAGGCGCCGGTGACCTTCTTCCAGCGGATGGCGCCGGCATCGTCGCCGCCCACCTTCGGCTTGATCTTCAGCTCGAAGGCGTCGGGTATCTTGGCGGAATCGAACTGCGGCAGCGCGATCGCCTTGCGGCCGGCCTGGGCGTCGGGCAAAACACGCGCCAGCTCGTCGCGCCAGCGCTGGAGCGCTGCGATCTGCTCGGCGATCGCGTCGCCGTTCAGCGAGGTGGCAACGGCCTTCTGCAGTTGCGCGATGCTGCTGTCGGTGGTGAAGATGGCGCTCTTGATCCTGGCGACGACCTTGGCATCCAGCGGGTCGCCCTTCGACGCCCGGAAGTTGATCGACTTGACGGCTTCGAGGATGGCCTGCCGCGTCTCACCGAGGGCGATCGTCGGCACCTCGCCCGCTGTCAGTGCCAGGGATTCACGCAGCGCAGCGGAAGCCTGCGGGCGCAGCTTGAAAAATCCCCGCGTGGTGTCGCTGCCGTCGGCCCGCTTCAGCGTGTGCACGAGAACCATGTTGTCCTCGATCTGGTCGCTGTCGGTGGCAAAGCCGTAGCCGTTAACGCGCGATTGCTCGACGAACTCCTGTTCTCCAGGGGTCACGCGAGCACTGGCCGGCGGGGCCGCCTGTGCACCCTGCTGCCGAGCCTTCACGCGCTCGGCTGCGGCCGGGTATCGCTTGGCCAGGTCGCGCTGTCTGGCCAGCAGCAGATCCGCCAGCGCCGAACGATCGTCAGCATCGCGCGGGCCGAACTTGTCCACCATGGCGCGGATGTCGGCCTCGCGCACGGCCAGCACCTTCTCAACGCCGCGCTCCATGTCGGCCTGGCTGATGTTGCCAAACACCGCCCGCGCCTGGCTGTTCGTGCCGTCTCGCAGGCTGTCGATCTCGCTGACGCTGCGGCCGAAGGCCTGTCCCTTGAGCCCTCCCATTGCGCGATAGCGCAGGCTGCCGCCGACGTCGATGCGCAGCGCACGGCCGCCCACCAAAACGGTGTTGTCGAAGTTCATCCCAACGACGTCCCAGTTCGCCAGCCACGCATCGACGGCAAAGCCATCGAGAACTGATTGCGTGGCGGCCAGGGTTTTGGCGTCGACTTCGGTTATTCCGTCCACGATCCTCGATGCCAGCGCCGGGCGGCCGTTGATCGTGATGGCGTGCAGTTCTGGGGCTTCCACTCCGGCCAGGTTGTAAAGGCGACCGGCCAGCACCTCATTCAATACGCCGTCCTCGCTGCCGTTGAACTTCACCATCCACTTCGTGCCGGTGCTGGTGTCCTGATAGATGGCTCCCTCTGTGGCGCCCTTTCCTTTGCGTCCGACGACGACCATTGTGGACGGATCTGGCGGCGCCGGGTCTGGCGTGAGCGCCGATGCCGACAGGCTGGACTGTGGCCCAGGCTTCGGCCCGTTCTTGAGGTATGCCAAAGCGTCATTGACGTAGGCTTTCAGCGCAAGCCCATCAGCAGTGTCCGCGGCATATTCGTCGACCAGGCTCTTGAGCGTCTGCAGTTCGTCCAGATCGCCGGCGAGAAGCGCCTTCTCGGCATCGTCGGCCCATGTTGCGCCGCCCTTGATCTTCGGCTTCGTCGGCGGCACGCCGCTGGCGGCCTTGGCCGCGGCCTCTGCGGCGGCCTTCGCCTGGGCAGCCTTGGCCGCTTCGATCTTGGCCTTCTCGGCTTCGATCTTGGCCAGGAATGCATCCGCCTCGGCCTCGGGCAGTGACAGGAAGGCTTTCACGCCGGCAGGCGGCGGGTTTTTGCCTTCGATGATGGCTTTCTTGTACGTGCTCAGGCCCTGCGACTGCACGGCCTTTGCCTTCAGCTCGGCGGCTTTGGTGTTGATACTGGCCAGCTTATCCGTAGGCTTGGCCTCCAACCATTCGCCCGACTTCTTGAGCTCGGCCAGCGCCTTGACCTTGTACTGCGCGCCGACGCCGAGGGCGTCCTTCGATCCCTTGGCGATCGCGTCGATCTGCTGCTGTGCGGCAAGCTGCGTGGACTTCTCCGCGGCCACGGCCTGGGCACGCGCGAGCGCTGCCTTTGCCTGCGCAGCCGCGGCCTCTGCCTGGGCGGCCTTCGCTGCGGCGTTCGCCGAGTCGGCGAGCTCTGCGTCCTTGCGCTTCTTGGCCTTGGCCGCCGCGGCGCGCATGTCAGGCGGGAGCTGTTCGACCTTCTCTTTCAGGATCTGCTTTTGCTTCCATGCCCACGATTCGCCAGCGTTGTGCGCGAATCCGGGGTCTATGCCCTTCGGGATCATCAGCGTCTCGCCGGTGCGCGGGTTCGTCCTCTCGACGTTGCCGTCTGATGGCGGGTCGATCGAAACCTGAAGGCCCAGGGCCTCGGCTTCTTCGCGCGAAAGCTGGATGACCCCGCACCGGCAGTTGTACCCGTTGGGCGGATAGTGGGTGAGCCACCAATTCGAGGTGACAGGCGCGACGCGCTGATCCCAGGATGCGTGCAGCGGCCTGGTGCGGTCGTCGTCGACGGCGTCATACATCAGCAGCGGGGCCGTGTCGGCGTTGGCGACGATCTCCTGCCAGGCGCCGGCGGCATAGGCCGTCTGCATGTTGGTGCGGAAGATCGTCTCCAGGCGCCACGGGCTGCCGAGCTGGGCAACGATGGTCTGCCCGGTCAGTGGGTCGAGCACCTCTTTGCGGCCCCACCAGCCGCCCGACTGCAGGATCGGCGTGATCTGGTCGGCCCACACCTTGAAGCTGGTGCCGTTGGCCATGGCCGCATCAAGCGATGCGCGCACCTGGCCCAGCAAGTCGACGTCCATCATCTTGGCGACGGTGAAGGCGTGATCGTGCGCCTCGTCCATCATGTCGGCATAGCTGAAGGATGGCTTCAGGCCCTTGGCCTTGAAATAGTTGATTGCCTGCGCCGGGGGGACGTTGAAGGCGTCCGCGGTCGGGATCTCCAGAAACTCGATGATGCTGGCGGGGTCGGCGGGAAGCGCTCGCACCAGATCTGCCAGCGCTTCCTCGAAGTCGGCCAGGTGCTGCGCCTGCTCGACGAGGCGCACGAAGTCGATGCGGCCCAGGCGCACGGTCACGCGCGCCGCTGCATCCGCAGGGCGCCCATCATCCTGGCGAAGAATCCGCCGCGCTGCATTGCCTGCACGGCCTCGGGCGCTGGGTCTTCCTCCAGCAGCTCGGCCAGGCGCTGGCGGAACACCTCTGGGTCTCCGGCCTCCTCGGCGAACTGCAGGATCTTGCCAACCCGCCGGCCCATGATCGTCTCGTACTGCTCAGCGAATGCCACAGCAGCATCGAGCAGCGCCTGCTGATCTCCGCGCCGCGCAGCGCGCAGGGCCTGCAGTGCAGCCGATTCGCCCTCGGCGAACTGCGCCGGCTGCTGGCCGGGCTGCTGGCCAGGGATCAGCCCACCGGCAGGCATGGCAGACGCCTGTTTCTTGCGCCACCCGGGGCCGTAGGTTTCGAGGATGTAGCTTTCCTCTGGCTCGTATCCCAGGGCCGAGATCTTCGAGTCACGCTCGGCGCGAAGCGCCAGATCCTCGGCGGGCTCGGTGTGCCGGTAGACCTTCGGCGGCACGGCGCCTGGGAAGTTGAAGTCAGTCCACCACCTGACCGGCCCAGCGTTGAAGCTGCCGCAAAGAAGATCCGCGTCAGCTTCGACGATCTTCTGGGCGACGCCTTGCTGCGTTTTGTCGCTGCCCAGGCGGCCGGGCGTGCCCTGCGTGGTGGCCGTCTGCCCGATGATGATCTTCGCAATGGCCGCGTCCATCGCGTCTTGCATGGTTTTGTAATCGGCCGCGCCGCTGCGTGCGGCCTCCAGCAGCTCGACCACAGGTCCCGTCGGTGTGTCCTCGGGCACCACCACGCCGGCATCCGTGGCGATCCTGCGCAGCATGGCCACCGCGTTGCCGACCTGCTTGGATGCGTCGGCGTCACCGCGGGCTGCGGCTTGCAGCGTGCCCTGGGGCAGCTTGGCCACCGCCGTGGGCATGCCAAACTTCTCCAAGAAGATCAGCCAGAACTTGATGTCGTTGCGCTTGAAGAAGACCGGCCAGTAGAGCTGATGCGCGAGGCCCAGCCCATACTGCTCGTCGTGGTGATCGGCGCCCGCGCGGGTGACCCAGAACTTGCGCTCGGGCATCTGCACGAATCCGCTGCCACTCGTCCACAGGTGCACACCGCCGTCGCGGTCGAACCTGAAGCGGGCGCGATCGCGAACTTTGATCTTGTCGAAAACGACGCGGCCTTTCGCCACGTCCGGGCGCCACATCACTTCGGCCACACCCCAACCGTAGAACACCGAAAACAAGGCCTTGTCGGTGATGTCGTCCCATTCGAGCGCAGCGAGGTCTTCTTCGAGTGCAGCGGCGGCGGCCTTGCTCAGTGGGTCATCCGCGCCTGGCTCGATGACGGTATTGCAGGCGGTAAGCGCCAGGCGCCGCTGCGCCCAGGCAGCCGACACCTGATCGTCGCGCAGCAGCTCGCGGTAGACCTGCAGATTGGCGATGCCACCCTTTGCCTGCAGCACCGAGTCGGTCGGCGCCAGCAGCTCGACCCAGTTGGACGCCTTGAGGCTGTCCAGGCGAAGCGGGGAATAGGCGTCCTCGGCGCGCGCGATCTCGCCCATCGTGGGCTCGACGGTGCGGTCGTCTTCTGGTTTCGGGTTCGGGATCGTTGCCATTAAAGAAAGCCCTCCAAGCTCTCGCCGCGCGTCACGCCGCCGTAACCGCCGCCGATGTCATCCGCTTGCGGCTTGATCACCTGCGACGCAGCCTCGCGCGTCAGGCCCGCGCCGGCGGATTCTATGCGCCCGGTCCATCCGCGGGCCCATTTTAGAAACTGCGTGACGCTGTCCACTTGGTCGTCGTGCGTCACCAGCGGGAATCCGAAGAACTCTCCCTCGAAGTCGACAAGCCACTCGGCAGCGGCCGGCAGGTGCAGAAGCCCGGCCTCGACCATGCTCGACACATCCACCGCCCGAAATGTTTTGTCGCCCAGCGGCTCGATCGGGATGATCGGCAGGCTCGTGTTGTTGCGAAGCTCCTGAATCAGGCTTTGGCCGCTGCTCTTGTCCTCGATCAGGATCGCCGTCGGGTTGTCACGCAATGCCAAGTTCATGACCTTGGCCCTAAGCGTAGGGTAGTCAATGCGGTCGCTGTGGACTTCCTGCAAGTAGTAGCCGGGCAGCCCATCGCCGAAGCGCCACACGCTGCCGACAGTCGGGTCGTTGAGCTGGTCGGTTTTCTGCGCCGTGTCCCAGGAGTGCACCACGGTCTGCGCGCGCTGTGGGATCACGCCGTAGCGATCGCGGCACCACGCGGCCTTGAAGATGCCCCCCTCGTCTGGGCGTGGCCGCTGCTGGAACAGGGCCGCCCAGGTGCGCGCCTGCAGCCGGAAGGGCGCCCAGTGCGATGCGTCGAACCACTCGGGCCAAAGCATCTCGCCGACCCTTCTCCCGAGCGGGTCGTCGTTGCGCTCGCACTCGGCCGGCAGGTTGATGATCTCCCACATGCGCCCGTCGGTGCACTCGATGAGGCCTGACTCGCCGGCGTAACCCTTTGGCAAAAGCCGACCCGACGGATCATCTTCGTGCCACCTCGTAAGCACCATCCCCAGCCAGCCGCCAGGGATTAAGCGCGTTGACAGATCATCGATGTAGGCGTCCCACGTCTTTTGGCGAATGGTCGGGCTATCTGCCTGCTCACGGCCACGAATCGGATCATCAACCACCACCCCGTGGGCTCTGGATCCGGTGATGCCGGCCAACAGGCCTCGCGCCAAATACTCTGAGCCATTCGTAAGCGCCCATTCGTCCGCAGCGCTGGTGCTTGGTGACAGGGTGACGTGCGCGGGATTGTTCCCAAACCCGGACCACAGCCCAGAGAACTCACGCGATGCGGCAATCTGTCGCGCTCTGCGCCCGTGCCGCTTTGCAAGATCGCTGCCGTAGCTGGCGAGGATGATCTTCGTGCCCGGGTTCTTCCCCATGAAGTAGGTCGGGGCCACCACGGACGCATAAGTGCTTTTTGCGCTGCCTGGCGGAAGGAACAGCATGAAGCGGCCGTAACGTGTGGCCGCGGCCCGCTCGATGGTGCGGCAGATCAGCGCATGGTGAGCGGCTACAGCCGTCTCCACCGGCTGGAAAAGCCACTCGTCAGGGTCGTCTGAGGCTGGCTTGCCGGGGATCTCGATGGCGTTTGCGTATCCCGTCAGCGATGCGCGCCCGCGCCGCCGGCGGAGAAGCTCACGCGCCGCCGCTATCTGTGCCGGGGACGGCTTCGCCACGGGCGAGGGCCTCTAGATCGGCGTCGTCCATGGCGTGCAGGTGCTCGACCTTGCCGCCGTGCTGCAGGGGGATCGGGCCACCGCCTGGGCCCTGCAGCTCGCGCCGGTTGGTGTAGGCCCCGCCCACTTCCTTGGCCGCCTGCTCAAGAAGCTGCGCGGCGAGCTGGGCATTGTTGCGCTCGACGGCATGGTCGTGCATTCGCTGCAGGCTGCGCAGGCGAAAGGCTTGGTTCGCCACCGGGATGGCGGCCACTTCGTCGAGGAATCGCTTCCGAGTTTCGTCAAACAGCGTGCGCAATGGCTTGCTCAGTCGCTGGCACGCCGGCCTCGTCGGGTTGTACTGCTGCACCTGCTCGCGGCCCACGACGATGCCGAATTCTTCCTTCACGGCCTTGCTGACCTGCGAGGGCGTGTCAAAGCACGCCAGGGCCTGGACGATGAACGTCTTGTGCTTGTCTTCGAGCTTCGGCATGGGGGCAAATTGTAGCGGCTGTAGTCAATGTCATGCCGCGCGCAGCATGCACGTACCGCATGCCTGTTTGATGCGGATCGGCGCCACCGTCGGGCCCTTGGCCGCGGCCATGATCAGCTTGCCGAGGTAGCTTTCCGGGTCGCCAACGCCGTAGCGCTCGACCACGCCGACGAACTCCTCGACGTCGTGCGGGCGCAGGTACAGCTTCGGCCCGCCGTGCTTGTCATACGCCAGTTCACCGAACTCGTCGCGCCGGTGCCCGGCGTGATAGAGCTCGTGCTCAAGCAGCGCGCAGAATTCTGCATCGCTGCACTCGGCGCAGTGTTGGGCGTCCAGCGTGATCAGGAATCGGGGCTCCTCGCCGAACCATTCGCGCATCTGCTGTGATGCACGGCCGCGCTGCCAGGCATTGCCGCGGCCTGACTGCTGTAGATCCTCGCAGAGGCCCAGCACGCGGCGGCCTGCCTTGGTGAAGCCCTGGGCCGACCACAGAAAGCCGATGCCCACGTCTGACAGGTGCCCATGCTCAGGGTTGTGCAGATCGCCGGCTGGGTCGATGAATGTAGAGCGCACCCAGGCCAGCAGATCCGTCGCGGGTTCAAAGCGGTCCTCGAAAAGCGGCTCAAGCACCGACGCCGGCGGCATCGGTCTGGCTTGTGTTGCGGCTTGGTGTGGCGGCCGGCGCGGGGCCATCAGCGGCGCGCGAAGTGCTCGATCAGCCACATGGCGAGCGCGCCCAGGGCGGATGCGACAGACATCCCGAACCACAGGCCGCCTTTACCTTTGTTTGCCAGCTCCAGCAGAGTCTTCACGTCTGCCTGAAGGGCCTCGACCTGCGCCGAAAGCGCCTTAACTTCGCCTTCCAGGCGGCCGAATTCTCGGGGGTCGATCATTGCAACATCCATTTCTGCATTCATCACGGCCTCCGAAGGTAGCCCTTACGTACAAGTGCGGCCGCGCATTGCAGCCACGCATTGTGCCGCTCTATGCAAGAAAACCAGCGGGCCCGGTTTCCCACGTCAGTGGGTTCCGTGTTACCGAGTGTCTCCCCCGTCGATTGGATCGGGCCCTCGCACGCCTCGAAGGCTTGCCGCGGACAGCTCGGCGGATCGACGTGCGGCTTCTGCGATTGCGGCCAGATCGTCGTCGCGCACCCGCTGCAGATCAGTAGGGCGCACAACAGCGGCAAAGTCTGGATTCTCACGGATGACCCTTTCGACGGTCTTGACTTGCGTCACGGTGCGGGCCTGGGCCTTGGCGATGCGGTCGGCCGCGTCGCGCTCGATCTCCAGCATGCGTCCGTTGGCCTCGGCCAGCTTTTCAAGTGCACTAGCGCGATCGACGGCAGCCTGCTGCATGGCCTGGCTTTTCTCGGCCCTCATGTCAGCGCCGCCCATGCTGTAGGCCTTCCAGTGTGACCACGCAAGTAGGCCGGCAACCGCCAGGCCGGCCGCCGCCACCAAGTAAGGCGATGCGGCAGATCTGGCGAGCCTGGTGATCACTGACGGCCCCGCTGCCAATCTGCCCACCTGCGATAGAGGGCAAATGCAGCGCCGGCGATGATCAGCGCGATCAGCACCCAGCGCATCGGGTCCGCCTGCTCGACGGCCTTGGCTTGCTCGACGGCGCCCTTCAGCTCCTGCGTGCCGGCGCTCAAGGCCTGAATTGCTGGGTAGACCTCGGCCACCGCCAGCCCGCCGGCGGCCACCGTGGCGGTGCCGCTGCCGATCGCGGTGCCGGACTGCACGAAGGCGCGCTGCGGCTGCTTGCCATCCAGCCAGCGCGCGACCTTGAAGCCTGGGCAGGCCTTCGGGCTGTAGTCGTTGTGCCCGGTGACTTTCTTCACGCCGATGTGCCGATCCTTGATCTGCTCGATCAGCTCGCGCAGCGCCTCGCCCTGCTCGTGGGTGTAGTGCTGCTCGAAGGCGTCATTTGCGCTGCTGCCGAAACCGCCAATCAGGCAGATGCCAACGCCGCGGGCGTTCACCTGGGGCTCGAAGGCGCCAGGCGATGATTCCCGCCGACCGGTGTAGACCATGCCGTCGCGGTCGATGATCCAGTGATAGCCGATGTCTCTCCATCCGTTTTGCTCGGTGTGCCACCGGCGGATCTCGGCGACCTTCTCCGGGCCTGATCGGTTCTGCATCCACTCGGGCCGCGTGGCGCTGCAGTGGACGTTGATCTCGGTGATGGTGCGCGTGGTCATGTGGTGCCCCTGATGCTACGGGGCGGATTCTGCAACCGGTTGCCTCGCGGTTGACCCGGCAAACCGTTGCGCCCGCTCCTGTGCGTCGGCCACCTTGCGCAGCACCGCGGCCACGCCCTGGCGCGTCAGTCCGTATTCGACGCCGATGCTTTCCTGGCTTCGGCCGTCGGCGGCCAGGGCCGCGATGCGCTCGTTGCGCAGGTCAAGCAAAGCGTGCCGCTCGTCGGGGAGTTGCAGCTTCTCGTCGGCGAAGCGCGCGACGAGTTTCTGCGCGGGGCCAAGGCCAAGAGCCAGGGCCAGCGGGTCGGATTCGACCACCTTGGTTGGCACGCGGATCGTGCGCCCGCCCCAGCCGCGCACAAGCGAGATCGTGGTTGCCAAGCCGACCTCGCGGATCAGTGTCGTCAGGATCCTCTGCATGCATTCCTCGTAGTGATGCGCCCGTGACACGCGGATTGTATTTGCGGGCGGGAATTGAGCGTTTTGTCGCGCGTCACTGGGCGCCAGGAAAAGCAGCCAGTCAGCCACAGGGGCCAGCATTTCAGTCTCTTTCGGCAGGCTTTTCTGATGCGCCTTCATCAGTTGCCAAACGCGACACCCAGACAGCCCAAAGCGATCGCCGATTGCCTGCATCGTCCACCCGCGCCGCCGCATGTCGAACATCGCCTCCAGCCTGGCGCGCCTGTGAAGGTCATCGGCGCTTCGATGGCCATCACTCACGGATCCACCTGCAGCGGCGCGCGAACGCCAACATAGTCTGCCAACGCCGCAGCGGCCTTGATCCACGAGTCATGCCACTCGGCGCGATAGCCGGCAAGGCGCATCAGCACCAGCCATTCCGCCTGAGTGTCCGTGGGCTTTTTGCCTGGGGCCTTCATCTCAAGCCAGAACGACCCCATGCCCTGACGCCGAAGCGGCAGCAGAAGGTCGGAGACGCCCGCCTTCACGCCCTCAGCCTTCAGCCTGGCGGCCTCGCGCGGGTCTCGCTTCCCTCCATTCGGCAAGGCCAGCAGATACGCACCGATCGTGCTGCCAGGCTTCACGTCGGCCGCCGCTGGCAGGCGCGTGCGGTAGGCCCACTGAATCAGCGCGACTTGATGACTGTGCTCAAAATGCCTCACGACCGGACTTTCTTTCTGCCGCTACACGAGCGCGGATTCTAGCCAGCATACCCCGCAAATAGTTGTCGGCAACCGCCCTTTCCTGCGGGTCTTCGATGGCATCGACGGCGGCCCTCCATCGCTTTGGGTCGGTGTAGCGCTGCAGTAGCATCGCGCGATGAAGCCCTCGCTTCTCTGGCGTCAGCTTGGCCCAGTCTTCATCATCGACGCTCAAGCTCACGCTGCGTCGCCTTCAAACAGGTCGCGCGTCGCGTTGTCGCGCTGTGGAGTGACCCGCCTCGCCCGCTTGGGATCTGGCGCCGCCATGCGCAGGAGCTTCGCGCATTTCGGCCCCCATGCGAGGATGCCGTTTTTGCTGGGTATGCTGACGGCCGCCTTGATCAGCGGCCGATTGCAGTGCACACACCTCACCGCGCTGGCCCCTTGATGCCCCAGGCCGACGCCAAGTCAATGCCGATTTGCCACCCCAGCGCCTGCATGCGATTGCCGACAACCCTTGATGGCCGGGTCTGAAGCGTTTCAAGGGCCTGTTCCTTCAGCTTGCCAAGATCGACGAATTCCTCGCACAGGTAAACCGCCTCTCGTGCGCGCTTAAGGCCAGGTCGTGGCGGGGCGACGTTGACGAGACGGCCGGATTGATGAAGGTTTTCGACGGCCTTCCGAACGCGGTCCGGTTCTGATGGGAACTCATTGATCAATTCGGCCATCGTCTTGCGCTGCTTGCACATCTCAAGGATTCGCACGCTGAAGTGCGTCAGGGGTCTGCCTTTGCTCACTTCGCTCCCCCTTCCGTGCTGCGCTTTGCATCCCCGGCAGAGATGGCCTGGGCGGCGACCTCGTCGATGTACATGGCCAGGCTGACGACGCCAGAAACCAAGCTGACAGCGGCAACGGCCGAGACCCCCGCCATGATGATTGAGATGTAGGCGTCGCGCGGATGCATCGGCGGGCGCGTGTCTGGGTCAGTGCCGAAGCGGCGGCCGTCGGGCTGGTTCCGGGCTGGGATGCGGGTTGTGGTTCTCATGCTGCGTAACCTCTGCGATAGAGCCTTTT